TTTATGAAATCCTAAACCGCATTGGCGCAATGAGCGTTGAGCAAATCCAAGAGGAGGAGGACTTAATCCGATGAAGATTAATTTCCCAATAGAAATAACAGCTGCTGATACTAACAAGCGAACTATCTCAGGCAAGATTGTAACTTGGGATGAGCAAGGTTCAACCAGCGCAGGTTTGACAGTATTTGAAAAAGACAGCATTGATTTCTCAAAGCCAGTCAAATTGTTACTTGAGCATGAGCGCACAAAGCCACTAGGCAAGTTAATTGACATTACTGCGACAGATACAGGTTTAGAGGCAACATTTCGTTTAGCCAAGACTTTTGCAGCTGATGATGCGCTTGAGGAAGCAGCCACAGGTTTAAGAGATGGATTTAGCGTTGGTGTAAAAATCAACGAATGGAAAAATGAGGAAGGCGTGCTAAGAATCAAATCCAGCACACTTCAAGAGGTCAGTTTAGTTACTGATCCGGCAATTGACAGCGCAAGAGTTGCTGAAGTTGCAGCAAGTGAAAACACAGAGAATTCCGAAGCAACCGCTGAGGAAACAACCAAAGAGGAGAACAAAGTGTCAGAAATTACTTCTGAGGCTCCTATCGCAACCGAAGCGGTAGAAGCATCACAAGCTCCAGTTGTAACTGCTCAATACATGGCATATACAAAGCCTCGTGTTGATACAAATGTTACAGCAGGACAATATCTAAATGCACAGATCAAAGCACTTGGTGGCGACACCGATGCTCGTGATCTAGTAGCAGCATTACAAATCGCAACAGTTTCAGAAAACACAGGAACTGTTCCACCAAATTATTTGCGTGATGTTATCGGAGTAATCGATTCATCTCGTCCATTCATTGATTCAATCGAGCGTGCACCACTTCCTGCTTCAGGCATGAAGGTATTCACTCCTAAGTTAGGTGCTCAAGCAATTGTTGGTCAGACCGCAGAAGGCGTGGAGTTTGCTTCACAAGATACTGCTGTTACATTCCAAGAGGACACAATTGTTAAGTTCGCTGGAGCAAACATTGTAAATGTTGAGTTATTCGATCGATCAGACCCAAGTTTCGCAGACTTATTAGTGCGTGAGTTGGCTGCATCCTACGCACAAAAGACTGATGCTTATGCTGCAACAATCGCAGCTGATGGCGCAGATACTTCAAGCGGAACATCACTTTACAAAGCAATTGCACAAGGTATTGCTGATTCTTATGGCGTTATGCGTTTCACACCAAACCGCCTATTAGTAGCAACTACTGGTGGTTATGAGAATGTTGATTTTTCAAACATTCTTGGCGCAGTTGATGGATCAAATCGTCCATTATTCGCAGCAGCAGCACCACAAAATGCTGGCGGACTTGTAACACAAGGTTCAACAAACGGAACTGTTGCAGGACTCGACCTAATTGTAGATCCAAACTACACAGGAAACACATCAGGAACAAAGGTCGCTTTGGTTTATCCATCAGCAGCAATGAGATTCCATGAATCAGGCACAATCGAACTTCGTGCCAATGTGGTTGCTAATGGTCGAATTGAGATCGGACTTTACGGATATGTTTGCGTAGTAAATCGCTACCCAACAGCATTCCGCAAGTTAGACGCAATAGCCTAATTTAACTGAGTGCCTAGGGTTGCTCCCGATCCTAGGCATCCATTAAGGGAGATTAGAGAGAGGAATTTATGCCTTCAATTATCACCGCAACACAATTGCGTTCCGTATTGGGTGTAAGTTCCTCTCTTTACAATGACGCATATCTGGATCAAATCATAGACACGGCAGAATTGACGATCCTGCCAATGTTAGTTACATTCAAAGCACCAGTTCAAAAAGTGTCGCTGACAGATAATGTCGCCACTTTCACTACACTTGGAATTCATGAATTTACCGAAGGGCAATCAGTTGTCATCACAGGATGCGGTTCACCTTACAACGGAACAAGAACAGTATTGGCAGACAATCTTGGAGAATATACCTTTTCAGCATCGATCACTAATGCCGATCTACTCGAAGCTAATGTCATCCCATCCGGAACTGCTACCCTTTCTGGCGCATCAACTTATGTTGGAAACGCAGCTGTTCAGTCAGCCGTCTATACAGTTTCAGTCGAAGTTTTCCAAGCAAGACTTGCAGGCGGAGGACAAATCGAAGGAGTAGATTTCTCACCAACTCCGTTCCGCATGGGGAGATCGCTTTTCAATAAGTGTGTTGGTTTGTTAGGTGCATACATTGATACTGAAAGCATGGCTCTCTAAATGCCTAATCAGACAATTCTGGAGCAGGTTAGAACACCTTTAGCAACCGCTTTAGCAAGCGTTGCAGGAAATGTTTATTCATTTGTGCCTGAGACAGTTATTCCACCAGCTGTGGTTTTTGTGCCTGATTCACCATACCTAGAATTTGAAACAATCAACAAATCAAACATTCGTGCAAAAGTCAATATGACTATTTCAGTTGCAGTTGCATATAACAGCAATCCAGCATCGCTCGACAATATCGAGCAGTTAATCATAAGTGTTCTGGCAGTAATTCCAGTTGGATACATTGTCAGCTCGGTTGAAAGACCGACAGTTACTCAAGTTGGTGCATCAACGCTGCTAATCGCAGATGTTCGAGTATCTACCTACTACACGCAAACAATATAAGGAGAAATCATGGCAACAGTCGTAATTACCGGTCGTGATGTTGGTTTATCTTTCACAGGTGGAACAGATATTCAAGCACAAGCGACTAACGCAGTTCTAACCAAGGTCAATGAGCGTCAGGTTTATCAGACTATGGATGGAGAGGCTTACAAGACCACAAACATTTCAGGAACATTCCAATTGGACATGTTGGCTGACTGGGGCAAAGCAAATTCAGTTTGCGAGGCTCTATGGGCTGCTGCTGAATCAGCACCTGATACCGATATCAGCATGACACTTACAGCTGCATCAGGAGCACAATTTGTGTTTCCAGTAAAACCTGAATTCCCAACCGCTGGTGGTTCAGGAATTGATGCTCAGACAGTATCATTCACTTTCACAGTATCTAAGGGCGCAGTAACCGAAACCTTTAGTTAAAAAATAAAACGGGAGCAAACAAATGAAGTTACCAATTACAATTGAATATAACTCAGGTGAGCAAGCAACTTATATTGCCCAACCACCTGAGTGGGCGAAATGGGAAAAGCAGACAGGAAACACCATTGGTCAGGCATCCGAAAAGTTGGGCATTTGGGATCTTATGTTTCTTGCTTATCATGCACATAAGCGTGAACTTGCAGGAGGTAAGCCCATCAAACCAATGGATATTTGGATGGAAACTGTAGCCGATGTCATTGTCGGTGATGCAGACCCAAAAGCCACAAAGCAGGAAGCCTAAACAGATTATTGGTTGAGTTGGCAATTGCCACCAAAATTCCAATGAGTGAATGGGTTGATGCGGACGACATATTAACAGCGATCGAAATATTGGAGGCAAGGAATGGCAAATGAAACCATTGCATACAATAAAAAAGATCTGCGTGATATTTACAAAGCGTTCAAACTCATGGATGACCAAGCAACAGAGGAAGCAAGAACTCAATCTGCTGCTTTGGCGTATTTTGCATCAGAGGAAATTAAGCAAGCAGCTAGAGGCAGAACAAAATCGGCTAAGGCAGTTCAAAGAGTTGCGGACGGCGTTAGCATCTCAAAGTCAAGCAAAATCGGTGAATTCAGTTATGGTTTTGCACGACAAAAGTTTTCAGGTGGTGCTACAACACAAACCCTATGGGGTGGTCTTGAGTTTGGATCTAATAAGTTCAAGCAGTTCCCTGCATATTCAGGACGGCAAGGCAGAGGTTCGAGAGGTTGGTTTATCTATCCAACCCTTCGCAGAATTCAGCCTGAATTGATTAATAAATGGGAAGCAAGTTTTAATCGCATCATTAAGGAATGGGTCTAATGGCTACTGGTAATCGCACATTAAAGTTATCAATCCTCGCTGATGTTGATGACTTAAAAAAGAAGCTAGGCGATGCTGATAAAGCCGTCGAAAGCAATGCAAGTAAGATTTCAGAGTTTGGCAAAAAGGCTGCTGCTGCTTTTGCTATTGCAGCTGCTGCTGCCGTTGCCTATGCTGGCAAATTAGCCATTGATGGGGTCAAATCAGCGATCGAGGATGAACAGGCACAACTTAGGCTAGCCAATGCCTTAAAGACCGCCACAGGGGCTACTGATGCCCAAATAAGGGCAACTGAGGAATATATTTCAAAGACCCAATTGGCAACTGGCGTTACTGACAATGATTTGAGAAATGCCCTTCAGCGATTATCAGTCAGCACAAAGGATGTTAATACATCTCAAAAGTTACTTAATTTGGCATTGGATGTTGCCGCAGGATCAGGCAAGGATTTAGCAACTGTCACATCAGCATTGGCAAAAGCCTATGATGGACAAGAAACACAGCTCGCAAGATTAGGTATTGGTTTATCAGCTGCTGATCTCAAGGCAATGGATTTTACTGAAACCCAAAAAGCATTGAGCAATCTTTATGGTGGGGCAGCGGCAAGAAATGCTGAAACTTTTCAAGGCAGAATCGATCGATTAAAACAAGCATTTGAGGAAGCCAAAGAGTCCGTTGGTGCCGCACTTTTGCCAGTTATTGAAAGATTGATTGGTTACATTTTCCAATATGGAGAGCCGATAGTTAATAAATTTAGAGATGCTTGGAAAGTTATTCAAAAGGCAATTGACAATAACCGAGAGAGTTTTGATGAGTTTGCACAACTATTGCAAAATTATATTTTACCAATATTGAGCAAAGTATTTAGTTTGATGATTGATCTTGGAGCAAAAGCAGCATCAGCAATCATTAACGCATTTGGTGCAATTGCTGGAGCGGTGACTCCAGTTTTAAATTTCATTATTGATGCAATCAACACAGTTATTCGAGGCATTAACTTAGTTAAGCCAGGAGCAGATATAGGCGGACTCAGCCGAATAGGCGGAACAAGCGGTGGAATATCTGATTACAGAGCTGGTGAGCGAGGTTTGCCTACTGTCACAAATACTGTGCCACAAAATCAACCAAATGTAATCAACAACATTTCGGTTCAAGCCATTGATCCAGAGGGTGCTGCTAGAGCCATTCAAAAAGTGTTAGTTGATAGTTCAGCCAGATCCACACCGACCTTCGGTGGTGGCGGTGCATTCATAGTAGTTCAATAATGACACTTTGGAATCCTGATTGGAAAGTCAGCGTTAATGGCGTTGAATATACCGATGTTACTATTTCAGATATAGCCCATC